GTTTAACGATATAGGGTTTGAAACTTATTTGGAAGAACGAAACAAAGTTAGTATGGACAAGGAAAAACTTGTTAGTTATTTGGAAGAAGTTATTAACGAAAACCCTGAACTTTCTGGTGTACTCTATGAAGAAACAGTTCAAAAAGTTGACGACCAGTTACTACAAAGATATCTTGAAGACGGACTTATTGATGTCAACAAGATAAACGAGTTTTTGGAAACAAAGACATCCTATGCGGCGAAAGTTAAAAAAATTAAGTAAAGGAGAATAACGAATGCCAAAAGTAAAAGAAATGACCTTTCATAAAAGTTTAAAGTTAAATAGAAGCTACAACTCAAGTGGTATTGATTTTGGGGTAACTATTGAACTTGAAGAAGGGGATCTTCCTGAAGATGTAAAAGAACAAGGTTGGAAAATGGTAGAAAAACAAATTGAAGAACAAGTAATGAAGATAATCGATCAGCTCGAAGCGGTCAGTGAATAATATGACAGTACAGAAAATGAGTTTTTATGCAGTTATACCTTCCCACATACTTACATCCCAAAGTTTAAGTTCAAACGAAAAAATACTATATGGCATAGTATCTTCGTTAACCAATAAAAAAGGTTATTGTTTTGCTAGTAATAGTAACCTAACCAACTACTTTGAAAAAGATGGACATAAACCACACGCTAAAACAATTAGCAAGTGGGTAAACAATTTAGTTAGGTTGGGGTACTTAAAAAACGAGGTCGTAAGAACTGAGGGCGGAAAAGTAACAGAAAGAAAACTGTGGATATGTGATACGGTTATAGTAAAAGACAACACTGAAGAACATGAGAAAAAAGTAAACCCTAAAAAGGACAAGTACAATGGTAACAAAGAACTCATACACAAGGTAATAAGTTATTTAAACGATGTTACTGGCAAGAGTTTTAGAAATACCACAGATTCCTATGTTAAAGTTATTAGTGCTAGGATAAGTGATGGTTACAAGTATGAGGACTTTAAAAAAGTAGTAGAATCAAAAGCTATGGATGAGTGGTACTTAAAGAACCCACATTATTTTGCACCTACTACAATATTTGCAAAGAGTAAGTTTGATAAGAATTTGCAGGGTTGGACACAGGAAAAAAGAGACGCGGTGTATACCGTAACTAACTTTGAAGACGAGGAACTTGAATTAAGTGAGGAGGAATTCTAGTGAGTTGGTGGGACGATTTTGGAATACCAGAATGTACATTAGCTAACAGTTGTCAATACAAAGATACAGATAGGTGCAAACGAAATTGTTCCGCGTATTATATTGCTAGACTAATGTTTAGAAAAAGTGAGTTGCCTTTGGTAGCTTATGATGAAGTGAAATTAAAACCAGAAAAGGTTGACCTTGAGGCTTTTAAAATAGCACAGTCATATAAAAACAACATATTAAAACACGTAAACAATGGTGAAGGTATTTATCTTTACAGTAAGTATAAAGGTAATGGTAAGACAGCGTGGTCTTACAAGTTTGCAAAGGAATATGTAAAACAAATAAGTTTACGAGGTATACATGATAAAAGTATATACTATGTAAACATTTCACAACTGTTTGAATTTATGAGACAGAACATGGGCAACACTGAGGACACTGACTTGTTAAGAAATGTGGAAACAAGAATATTAGGTTCAGACCTAGTTATATTTGATGATCTTGGAGCAGAGGCTCCAACGGACTGGGTTGTTGGGAAACTATACAACTATATAAACCATAGGTACAATAACAAGAAGGCTATGGTATTTACCAGTAACCTAGATTATTCTGAGGTGGCAAACAGAGTAGGACATAGAATCATGGATAGGGTGTCAGAAGTTTGCAGACCTGTGGAAATAAAAGGACGAAGTAGAAGAAGACAGAACGTGTGGTGGAAGAAAGAATGATTGAACTACAATTACTTAACTATGTACTACAATATGCAAGCATTAACTTGTTAGTACAAAACAACATTACACCCGAAAAGTTTAGTACATCCTACCAAAATGAGGCTGTGTTCATTTATAACCACTACAACAAGTATGGTAAGGTTCCCGATAGGGCAACTATGTTAGAGCACTTTGAAGACTTTGACATAATCGATGTAGACGAAAGTGAAAAGTACCTTGTTGAGAAGTTTAGAGAAACCTTAATTTACAGACTACAATTAGACGCAGCCAACGATTGGGGAGAAGCGTTAGCAGACCCCGATAGTGAAAAATCATTAAAGGTTATTAAGGACAAACTTAACGAAATAGAAAATATTAACGTTGGTAACACAGTTGGTGTGGACATTATTAAACAAACCGATCGTTTTGGACGATATAAGGAGGCTTTACACAATCCAACTGTAACAGGTATACCAACCAAGATAAAACACTTAGACGCCATTATACACGGTATTTTAAATAATGACCTTACGGTTATTGCGGCAAGGACAAACCAAGGTAAATCATTTATTGGGTTGAAGATTGCTGAGAACATATGGACACAAAACAAACGTGTGTTATTTTACTCTGGTGAGAACAGTGTACTTAATACAGGTTATAGATTTGACACACTGTACAAAAACTTTTCTAACAGTGGGTTAATGTTTGGACATCCAGACCTAAAGAACTCTAGAACTGAAGAAGACTATGAGAAATACATAGAGGAACTTAAAAACAACGAAAACCCATTTGTTGTTGTAACACCCTCAGAACTTAACGGGGAACGTTTGGGTGTACAGAAAATGAAAGCCCTTAACGAAATTTACAAACCAGACATTATTTTTCTAGACCAACTAAGTCTAATGAAAGATGACAGAGCACAAATGGGTACAAAAGAACGCTTAAAGTATTCCCATATAATGGAAGATTTAAGACTGTTTATTGAGTCAAACCACGTACCAGTTGTAGTAATGAGTCAGACAAGTAGGAACAACACCATAGACGATAACGGTATACTTAAACCAGCAAGGATAGAACACTTGTCCGAGTCGGACGGTGTTGGACAAAACGCAACAAAAGTTATTACATTTGCCGTTAACGAAGGGATTCTTAACATGATGGTACGTAAAAATACCAACGGTGAAAAGGAACGTGGGTTTAAAATGATTTGGGATATTGATACTGGTGTATTTGATGAATTTAAGGAACCAGAAGAAATGGAAGATGATTTACCACAGTCGTTTGATGATGACGACTCTGAAAACGGAGAGGACGTATTCTAGTGAACAACTATAAAATATTGGAGCAATTACACATACCTACTGTTATTGACGACTTTAAAGACCAAATAGCAGACGATACCATATACCTTAATGATGTTAAAAAGGCTGGGGACAACTTAATGGTAACATGTCCCTACCATGCTGGCGGAACAGAGGAAAATGTTTCAATGGGTATAAGGTTAAACGAAACTGAGAAGGCACATAAGGGAACCTGTCATTGTTTTACATGTGGTAAGACGGTAGACTTAATTGAACTTATTAGTTTTGTTAGTGGGTATAATGACGGTGGCGACTTTGGTAACAGGTGGATACATAAAAACTATTTGGTTTATGATGACGAATCGAGAGATACTGTACAAATACTAAAAGAGTTTAATGAAAAACCAGAAACTTATGTTAGTAACACCGTTGTAAAAAAATACTCAAGCCAAATACCATTGTATGTTATAAATAGGGGTATAAGTGTAGATGTTGCTTCATATTTTAATGTTGGGTACGACCCCGAGGAACAGGCTGCAATATTTCCTGTTTATGATGAAAACGGTATTTGTAGGTTTTTACAAAGACGTATGATTAATTACAAGTTTTTTAGAAACGATAAGGATGCAGACAAGGACAAGGCACTTTATGGACACTACCACCTTATGGAACAAATAAAAAATGACATGGGTATTTTAGACATAAGAAAGCTTTATGTGGTTGAGTCCATTATTGACGCCCTATACTTGTGGTCACAAGGTAAGTCAGCAGTTGCTACACTACAAGCAATACCAACCAAAAGGCAATTAGAGCTTATTGAAAAGATACCTATAAATGTTGTTGTGGCTGCACAGGACAATGATGATGCGGGTAACAGAGGCGCGAAAAGGTTGAAGGAAAAGATAAACGGTAAGATGGTAAAAAGGTTACAGTTTCCTGACAATGCCAAAGACGTAAACGATATCTTACCAGAGGTTTTAAGTGAACTAAACGAGACAATTATATTTTAACCCTTGTTATTTTAAAAAGTGTATGGTATAATATTATTAGTGTAAAGGAGGAGTTTGTGTTGATTTTTGGTCAAAACTATTTAACAAGACGTTACGAGTTGTT